TCAGCCACAGATGCGGCAGTCTCAATTGACTCATTAGCAGCCTCTATCGTTCCTCTAAGAGACTGGTTTATGGCGTCCAGCCTCTTGTTCTCAGCGGTAGCTTTAAGAAGTGAGTCCGTCGTGCCCTGGAGCGTCTGTATTGACTTCTCTAGCCTAGACTTAAGGTCATGGTGCCCCGCTGCATCAGCAATAATCCTAGAGATTGTTTCCCCTCTTTTTTCAGACAGCGATCCCTTTGATAACCCATCGGTCTTGCTGTCTAGGTAGGTGACTATTTCATGTGTAAGCTTAACCTGGACCGTCTGCTTTGGGCTGACCTTCTTCACAGGCGTCCCGTTCTTAGGCTTCAGGTTCTTCACTTTTCTGTTTAAACTCAATTTCGTTCTCCGTCATAATGTTCTCATATCGCTCAACAACTTCAAGGAGCTGTCTGATTGTTGCTTCATGAGCCCCAACAGCATCAGCAAGCTCCTGGGCAACACCAAGTGCTTTTGCAAGCCTGTTGACTATTGCGTTACCCCTTGCAGCAGGCATAGAGAGCATATTCCCAACAGAGTCCCTGGTGGGGCAAAGCTCCCTGATAAAGCCTGGCGGCAGCACAACCTCACACCTTCTCCACCCGTTTGGGTCAGAACGATCTTTCGGCTTCTTCTTTTTCATAAAACAACCCCCTGAATGGGGGTATTGTATTAGAGCGTGATTGAATATGGAAGAGGTTTGGTGGGCTATTTGTTATTGATAAGATCTCGGATTGAGGACAAGACCGAAGACTGATCTCTCAGACTCTCGACAATGTGCTCGTAGACCTTATCTATTCTTTCGTCGTACCTCTTAACGACCTTGTCGTATCTATCTCGGATACCTTCCTCTGACTTTTGATGTTCGAGCTCTTGCTTATGCAGTTGCTCCGTAAACTTCTCTAAGAGTCCATCCAGCCTCTTCTGAAGCTGTTGATTCATATAGAACAGGGCTCCAGCCATTATGCCGAGGGCTCCAAAATCTAACAATGCTGTTGAAAGTGTGTCCATATGTATACAAAACAGCCCCACCCCCAAGATTGAGGGTGAGGCGTGCCCCTAGTCTCAGTCAATAACAGACCAGCAATGGATTGCACCACTGCCGTCGTCATGAGCAGCAACAAGCATCAGCTTAACGGCTTGATATGAGCCGTCCAATGTCAATGAGGCACCGACACCAGAAGCATTCTCAATTTGCTCTTGCCCTCCACCGGAGGCTGTGGGTGCAGCAATGACCAAGCTGGCACTGCTCCCCATGTCGCCCTTAATCTTAATGCCAAACTGGGCACCAGGAGTTTGTCCGACGGTTGTGGGAAGGCTGAACGTTCTGGCTGCTCCAGCACCCGACATGTCAAAGACATATTGTGCGCGAAGATCCGAAACGGTGCTTGGGGATGCAGGATTACTGCTAGTTATGGTCTGAATCGACGTGCCGCTTGGCAGTGCAACGCCCTGTCCTGCAGCCATGTCCATTCCAAGCGAGGTTCTTACTGTTGCGCCAGACTCAGCGACAAAGTTTGAGCCATCGCCAACAATGAATGAGCCGTCTGCCGGGCTCAATCCTGCAACGTCCGCCAACTGTGCGTCATACGCCTGCACGTCTGAGCCAATAGCGACACCAAGGCTTGCCCGGGCGGTTGCGCCGTCTTCAGCCACGAAGCCTGAGGATGAACCAACAATGAACTTGCCATCAGCATCAGATAGTCCAGCAATTGAAGCCAGTTGGGCATCGTATGCTTGAACATCAGAGCCAATTGCGAGTCCAAGAGAGGCACGAGCTGTAGCGCCCGACTCTGCAACAAAGTTTGATCCATCACCGACAATCACATGACCGTCAGTTGGCGTTAATCCCGCGATATCTGCCAGTTGAGCATCGAACGCCTGAACATCAGAGCCGATTGCCACACCGAGCGCACTTCGAGCCGTACTAGCGGATGTAGCCCCAGTACCACCATCACCAATAGCCAGAGTTCCGGTGATGCTGCTTGCTGCAAGATCAACTGCAACCTCTGAAGACTCGATGACGAGACCGCCGTTAGCCTTAAGGTCAACTGAGAATACATTTCCAGACGTTTCAAGACCATCTCCGGCACTTGGTACTCCCGCACTACTAAACTGCGTGAAGGAGAGTGCGGTACTGTCTAAGGTGATAGGGTTATTTGTCGATAGAACAAACCCTGTATCAGAAGCAATCGTGCCCTCTTCAACGAAGCAGAATGCGCCTGGAGAGATGTCGGCATCACTATCAAAGTCGTCCGCACGAGTAAGGACGGCGGCATCACCCGATGCGACTGAAGTCGCTCCAACAAAAGACAGTTTCAACTGATTTGATCTCGATAGCGGCAAAGTAAATGAGCTGATGGTAGTTGCGTGGGAATTTGTCGCATCAAAATCCGCACTCAAAAACGTGTCGCCATTGTCAAGATCTTGTGTGACCTTCCAGTAATAGGCTTGATTTGTCACCGGCTCATACCGAACATAAAAGCCCGCGCTAACCGTACTTCCCGCCCATGCGCTATCCAAGATAAAGCCAGAAACATTATGATCCGACCCGCCGCTACCACTTTCAAGAAGCACCTTCAAACCCTTTGAGCTTAACGGGTATACAGTGATTGAGGTAATGTCAGCATAGTTGATGCTTGTTGTATCTGAAAGCTCGTCAATATAAGTATATCGAGAATCGAGATACACGTACTGGTAGCCGCTGCCGTTGCTTACGGTCCCCGAAGACGAGTTTTTCCGAAGCGCCAGAGTATTTGTACCATCAGAAACCAAGATCGCAGATCCTCCGGCAATCGTTACCGTTGACCCTTGATAGCTAGAGGATCCTGACATCGGAATGTTGCCGCCGTTTACATCTATGGCACCAGATGACGGCAAAGAAGACAAATCAAGCGTAAAGGCGCTTGAGGTATTATATACGTCTCCAATACCAGACGCCGCCGTTGAATCGTCGGGGGCAGCCGCCGTCCCCGTTGTTCCCGCTGTAGTGCATTCATAGATACCGTTCTGAGTGCCGGTCGTCTGATCTTTCAATAGTACGCGGTCGCCTAACGCAATATTGCCGCCGTCAATCGTAAGAACGCCAGCACTTGAAACCGTCAAAGCGCCTGAGCTATAGGAGCCTGCGACGTTGGCACTCGAAGCAACTCGCACTGAATCCTTAATGTCCAAGCCTTGAACTTGAGCCTCAACGAAAGCCTTTACGCTCTGCTGTGAGGGTACGGCTGATGCGCTATTGCTTGTAAGTCCATCCTCATCCAAGAATGAGATGAGTCCAGCAGTGCCACTGCCAGAGAACATTGGAATTTTGTTGGCTGCTGAAGTAAGCCCGCCAAGAGCGTCAAGATTTGTAACCTTAGCGGCACTAAACGCAGCAAGTGAGTCCAACTGTGCGTCCCAGGCTTGAACGTCTGAACCAATAGCAAGACCCAGGTTGGTGCGAGCTGCAGATGCACTGCTTGCACCAGTACCACCGTCTGTCAACGGAACGTCCGTACCGCCAGCGCGATAAACGACGTTACCCTCGATGCTCAAGTCTCCGCTTGACGCTGTCAAGGTGTTATCCGATGCGTGCCCTAGCTCAATTCCTGCAAACTGTGGGGAGTCGCTTGTGCCAACACCAACAGATGTTCTGAGGGTTGCGCCTGATTCAGCCACAAAGTTGCTTCCGTCACCAATAACCACAGCGCCATCTGCTGGTTCAAGACCCGCAACGTCAGCAAGCTGTGCGTCGAAGGCTTGAACATCGCTACCAATGGCGACACCGAGGTTTGCTCTGGCTTCTGATGCACTTGATGCGCCTGTGCCACCATCAGCAATCGCAATGTCGGTAATGCCCGATACCGAGCCGCCGGTAATTGTGACGCTGTTCGAGTTCTGGGTCGAGATGGACCCTAATCCCAAAGAGCTTCGCGCTGTAGAGCCTGACTCTGCAACCCAGTCAGTGCCATCAGAGACAATGATCGCGCCGTCAGCATGTGATAGTAAAGAGATGTCCGACAGGTTGTTTACTGCTGCTGCAGAAAGGGCAGCAAGTGAAGCCAATTGAGCGTCATACGCTTGAACGTCTGAACCAATTGCAACGCCAAGATTTGTTCGAGCCGTGCCTGCGTCAGCCAGGTCCGATAGATTGTTTGCTCTTAGAGACGCATTGTCAGTAATGTATTTTTGGTTAGTCAGCTTATACTGATTTACTAAACTGCCGGTGCCTTCTGTGTCATACAGCTTGGCTTTCGTATCATACTTGTGAAGAAATAGCCCTTGGCCCATCTTTCTCTCCTTGAGGTTTTAGCCCCAAGGGTTTACCAAGGGGCAGATTTAGTTAGAGAGCCACCTGCTCCCATCTGAATAAATAAATATGCCGGAGTAAGCATTGTCCAGCACCACAGAGCCTAAACCCTCAATGGTCCCCGAGCTTGGACTCACAGTAATATTATTCA